GGTTTGCATTTAACAAATCAGTAGATAAACCCCGAAGTGATACTTTGAGGTATAGTCGTGCAATGTTTCGACATAGCGCGAATGAACCTTGGCGTGTAAAAGTCAAGGAATTAGACCTCCCCGAATACAGGGAGATCGAAATGGGAGAGGTACCGAAGTACCAAGCCCATAGTAAGTCGATTTATCATCGGCTTAACAGATTTGTCATCTCCGAATCGGAGATGGCGGGAAAGATCGCAAAAGGCGACTTTGTACGCTCCCTCCTCGGTGAAGGGGAGTTTAACTTCGAAGGAATTTCGAAGGTAATAGATTTCGACAACGATGTCGAGATCAATAGGGAGGAGCTGGAGCTCTTCCTGGACATTTGGGAACGCGACCCAAATGGATTCCGCCCAATTCGGACGGAAAGATTCTTCGACCGAGAAAAGGCCGAAGCTATGCTAGGGGAAACGTACCCCCTTGCAGTTAAAGTCCCGTTCTCACCGGACTATACTCAGTTCTCTCTCCGTGAGAAGAGGGACAAAATGGAGGACCACGATGCTGTGGCTCTCTGGAATTGGGTCAAAGACTCAATAGAGGCGGGTTTTGCACTGGGCGAAATCCCAAGAAGGAATATCTCAGATGATGAGATTATTCTAAGCGACGTCGATATACTCGACTTCGAATTGCTATTCGTTGTAACGAATGACATCCGGCTGGCAATTGAAATTGCTAACCGACGTCTTCCGAAGAAGACGTTTAGGATTCCCGTGCTACTATGGCTCGAGAGTCGATGCGACTACAAAGCATTTGGTAGTCCTATGACCTTTGACAATGTCTGGGTCGATATGGGGTCATATGAAGCATACATGGCCCAAATGAACATTCACGGTGTGAGTGCTCTAACTACCTTCAGTTCGCTGAAGGAAATAATCGTTCCGGACGTGAAGCCGGACGAAGTGAAGTCGGCTCCCAAGCCGGCTCCTACACGTACAGACGTTGAAATGGCTGTACGATTTCCGATCCGGGGTTTCCCGGATCGTTATGTCATATCAGATTATGACATATACGTGGGTCTTAAGCGTAAGACCCGCGCGCTGCGCATTGGCGATGCGTAGCGCTCTGCCCTTCCAGCTGCCCGTTAGGAACAGCCGGTCAGGTCCCTCGCCCGTGAAAGCGAGATGACTCCTTCGATCGAAGAAGGAGGGCGGTAAACCAAGTTGGACGAGGTCCAGTAAGCCTTAATCGGCGCTGGATTTCTCAACCTGGTTGAGGGGGCGAAAG